GCCCCCGTCCCCGCCCACACCATAGGGGGGGGCCTCGACGCGAGCGCGATGGGTCCCATGCGTGACGGCCCCGGCATGGGGTGGCACATAATCCCAGCAGATGGGTCCCATCTTGCACCGGCCTGCGCCCCTGCCCCGCAAAAACTTGCACGGTGGGATGTGGTTGCGTAGAAGATAGCCATGCCGTTCACCGTGACGACGATCAACTGGCTGGACGAGGACGACAGCGCGCCGGTGTTGCAGGGTTCGGATTTCATCGACGTGGTGACGTTCTCGGGTTGGGCTGGGTCGTGGTCTGGTTTTTTGGTGCGCGGTCAGTTGCGGGAGGACTTTGGGACGGCGTTGCTGGCTGAGATCAAATGCACGATCTTGGACGTGGACGCGCGGACGGTTCGGTTCTTTATCCCGGCTGCGGTGACGGCTGAGATTGACGTTGACTGTGGGCGTTGGGATGCGGAGCTGTACCGTTTTGACGAGTCTGGTGCGGAGACATCGGTGATGCGATTTGTGCAGGGCCGTTGGGAGCTTTCGAGGGAAGTGACGCGATGAATGCTTTCTACGGTGGCGCGAGTCGAGGCGAGCAGGACGCGCTTTTGGCGTCGGCTGACCGGGTGAACATGAGCGTCCCGGACGTGAACGACCCCCGCCCGGTGGTGCTGGCGTCGGGCACGGCGAACGTGGTGTTCTTCCAGGGCAACACGCGGCTCGCGCCGTTCAACGGGACTGCCGAGACGGTCACGCGCGGGAGCACGACTTACGCGGGCAGCGGTGGGCCGGTGGGCCTGCGGCTGGGCAACACGAACGCCGACGACATTGGGCCTGCGTACCAGGGGTTCATTACGGCGTACAACCTCAGCGGCTCGCACACGGGAAATCGGCAGATGCGCGTCTCGCTGCGCGGCTCTGGAGGCAGCGGCACGGCTGCGCAGATCAACGCCACTCGTCAAAGCATCGTGCTCGCCGAGGACGTGGAGTACCGAGTCATTGTGTGGCCGCACACGCAGGCAATTGCGTCGGGCGGGAAGGCGTTGCCTGCGCCTGAGGACTTGGCTGGGTGCTTCATCTATCGCGTGAACGCGACGGACGCTGCGCACGCGACGATCAACTACTACGGCGGTCGCAACGCGGCTGGCACGGCAAACGACGTGGCCAACGAGTCGCCGTTCATTCCGCTCGACCTCGTCTCGTCGCCGACGCTCGCGGGGTACTCGACGTTCGTTGAGACTCCGGCCGCTGGCGACCTCGTGTTCATCGTGGACTACGAGCTTCAGGACCTTGACGGTGATGGCACGCCCGAGACGGACGTGTACATGCTGGAGGACCAGCGCGGCGACGCGCACGAGTTAACCTACACGGGCACGCGCGGGGCGGCTGGGTCACGGGGGATTTGGTATCCGTACGTGAGCCTCCAGAGCGCGGGCGGGCTGTGTAACGCGACGCAGTTGGTGTCGATCGACGCGCCGTTCCCGAGTGCTCGCGGCAACACGGAGCAGAACTGGTACTTGACGCCATCGGTCACGATTCCGCCGGGGACGTGGACCAACGGGCAGACGGTGACGTTCCGCACGACGGGTAACGTGTCGTGGGGTAGTGCGACGCTCGGGATCGAGTTGCTCATGTTCTTCTCAAACGCGGAGAAGAATGGCTGGGATCCGTGGGCGCACGAGTCGGCGGGCTGGAACGGCTCGGTCGCGCACTGGTTTGAGAAGGGTCCGTACCAAGCGTTCACGGGCGGCGTGTGGGACGAGGCGAGCAAGACTCTCACGGTCGCGGGCAGTGGCATCGGCGACTTGGGCGCGGCGTGCCTGTGGGTGACGGGCGGCACGGGCGCTGACATTGAGCCTGTGCTGATCGACAACGACCCCAGCACGGGTAGCAGCGGCGACGACCTGATCGTGCTCACGTCGATCGGTGCGAGCGCGGACACGGAGACCGACATCACGGGATTCGTGGGCGGGATCGCCTCCACCGTGGGGTCTGAGACGTGGGTGAGCGGCAAGCTCAACAACAACGGCGCGGTCGGTCCCGTGCTTATCCTGCAATCGGATGCGGTTGCAAGCGCGGGCGCGGTGAACTTCTCGATCGAGGTGCGCATCACGCACATCTCGCAGCCTCTCAGCGACGGCGCGACGGGCACACATGCGTTCAACGTCGAGGCCGAGTTCCGCATCGGCGGCGGCGGTGCGACGCACACTGGCACGGCTGGCTCGGCGTCCGTGTCGCGCACGTTCCGCTCGTGCTCACACAGCGTTGCGCGCGACATCGTGAACCTGTTCACGGAGCACTTGGGCATCACGGTGCTGATGCGCTCGGTTGAGGGCACGTCGGGCACGGGCGACATCAACATCCCCGGCGTCCACGGCTGGTATCCGCGCTCGCCCTACAACCCGAAGAACGGGATGGGCTGGCCGCTGCGCTTCAACTCGTCCAACGTGTACCAGACGGTGGCGACGGCGAGCACGGAGAATGCCGTGCTGCTTCGCCCGCGCGAGTGGGAGTTCATCTACAACGGGTCGCAGAGCAAGTAATGGTCTACACCGGCCTCAACACGAACTTCACCTTCACGCGCGCAACGAGCGACGCGCCCGGCGCAATCACGGCGACCGGTCCGAACCGGCGCGTGTTCTGGTCTGGCGGCATGGCTGGCCAGTGCTCGATCGCGTGCTGGCGTCCGAGCGCGAGCTTCACAAACGCGGGATGGGTGCTGCACGTGCGCGGCGGGTTGGGCTACAACCCCGGCGAGCGCGGCGCGTACGACGCGAGCGCGTTCAATGCGTTCTTGGAACACTTCATCTCGCGCGGGTACGTCGTGTTCTCGATCGACTACCCCGGCAACGCGAGCAACCTCTCGGGCACCGCGCCCATGAACGACCTGCGCCCACTGGCCATGTGGCCGGATGCGGTGTTCTGGGTAGGTCGCTGCATCCAAGAGATCAAGGACAACGCGGACTCGACGACCACGCTGGGCGCGACGTTGCTCGGCGCGGGCAACTCGATCGACCCTCGGTTTGGCGTGTACCTGGGCAACTCGTGGGGCGGCACGATTGGTCTCATGCTTGCGTGTATGCCTGACTCGCTCATGGCTCGCTTTGCCTCGCCGTACATCGGGCGCGCAGGCAACGTTCCGCGCAGCTCGCACCGCATGAAGGTGGTGGCGACGAACGAGGCGCAAATCGACCTCACGCAGTTCGACATTGAGCCGAGCACGCCATCGCAGAAGCCCGACTACCTGCTCGGCGAGATCTACATGAGCGACCGCGCGCAGTGGTTGCATCGCACAGACTCGCGCGACAAGTGGAGCACGACGCCGATCTCCGAGAAGAAGATGAGCCCGTGGTGGATGCTCAAGCGCAACTACCCCGAGACGGCCGACGTGCTGTTCATGGGGCGCTGGCCCACGGGGCTCGTGACGGGCGGAACGCCTGCCGCGCCAATCCCCGAGGAGGCGAACATCACGCCCGATGACTTTGTGCCGGGGCGCTTGCCGACCGCGCAGATGCGCACGGATGGCAAGGCGTGGCGCGATCCACACAACCCGTTCCAAGCGCGTGCGTGGCGTGATGCGCTGCTCTCGTACGGGTCAAGTTCGAGCTCACTGATCCGCAAGAGCGAAGTGCGCTGGGGCGTCAACTCAAGCTCTGGAGCGTTTGCCAACGCTGGAGGCGCTCGCCCTGGGAACGCGGCCTGGGCCGAGCAGGTTTTCAACGCCGCAGTGACGCACGCGGGCTACCCGGAGGCATGAGATGAGCGGACTTGGCAACGTTGGGGCGGACTACTTCGACATCCTGCTCAACAACAACGTCGGATCGGGCGTGACGATCGCGCAGGCGTTGCAGATCACGACGCCGCAGCCGCCCTCGTCTGTGCCGCCGCTGTACATCTCGTTGCACACGGGCGATCCGGGGAACTCAGGGTCGAACGAGACTTCGGTGGCCAACTACAAGCGCGCGGCGTATCAGCGCACGTTCTTCTCATCGGGCGGGTCCAACTTCTTCCCGTGGACGAAGACGCAGGGAAGCTCGCTGGCTCCTACGACGTGGACCAACTACAGCTCGATCTCGTTCGATGCGGTCAGCGGAAGCGACACGATCACGCACTGGGGCATCTGGACCGCTCTCACGGGAGGCGGCTTCATCCTCGGCGGACCTCTGCGCGCGTCGGGCGCGTCGGTGAAGCTGGCGTATGCGACGGCTGTGGGCACGATCCACTCGGTCGGGCACGGTCTGACGGCGGGCAACACGATCCGCGTCTGGAACGCCTACGACAACTTCAACGGCGGCACGGCTCCGCTGACGACGCCCGGTGTGACGCGAGTGGTGGATACGGGTCCGAACACGGACGACTTTGACATCACGGTTAATCTGGACGCTGTCGGCCCGGTGGGCTACGTCCTCTCCGGCTCGCTGAGCTTGGTGTCGGGTAGCGTGCCCTCGATCGCCGCTGGCGGGATTGTGATCTCGGTCACATGAGCATTGTTCGCTTCAGCGGCGCGTCGTCGATCGGGACTGTGGCTGCGGCCGAGGTCTTGGATCTGACGGCGTTGTGGCTGGGCGCGGCTGTCGTCGGAACGGTGGGCGTCGCGTACGTCCAAGACTTCGGCGTCACGTTCCTGGGCGCGTCTGTGATCGGCGTCGTGGGCACGTCGGAGTTGACGGACGGCCAGATCATCAACACGGTGCTGCTTCAGGGCGTGTCGGTCGTGGGCGTGGTGGCGTCGGGCGACGCGCTGCTGGGCTTCGCGTTCCCGCCGGTGGTGACGCCTGCGGCTGAGTCGGACGTGCCGGGGTCGGCGATGAGCGAGATGGGCCAAGCGGGGAGCATGGCGGGAGAGGTGACCTGATGCCGCAGCCGGTGGTGCGAAAGGCTGACGTGTGGCAAGGCGCGGACGTGACGTTCCGTGAGCGTCTGGTCACGGGCAACGGCGGGACGGCGCTGGTCCAGTCTGACGTGACCTCGTGGTCGCTGCGGGTGTTCCGCGCGGGCGACGAGAAGAACGCGAAGCGGATCGTCACTGACGCGCCCGCGACCAGCTACTTCTTCGACACGCTCCAGCTCACGGACTGGACGCGCGACACAGTGGGCTACAACTTCCAGTACCGGTTGCCCTACTCGTCGTTCAAGGCGAGCGCGGCCACGTACGTGTTCGAGTTCGCCATCAAGACGGGCTCGTACGGGACGATTTTCTCGGTGTGGGAGATCCGCTATCTGCCGGTGGCGAGCGTCTAATGGACTTTGCTGACGACATTCTCGTCGAGCTGCGCGGCGCTCCACGCGACCTGCTGCGCTCGATCCTGGACTACACCGGCAAGGTGAAGAACCGGGAAGTGATCGTCGTTGGCCCCGGTGGCACGGGCAAGTCGCGCGGTATCTGCTACGTGCTCGCGTACCTGTGCGAGACGCATCCCGGCTTGCGCGTGCTGCTGACACGCTCGACGCGTGAGAGCATGACCAGCTCGACGCTCGTTGAGTGGGAGGCTTGCTTCCCGCCTGAGCATCCAGTGCTGGACGGGCCTCAGCGTGAGGGACGCAGCATCTACCACTTCCCCAACGGGTCCGAGGTGGCGGTCATCGGCCTCGACAAGCCGGGCAAGCTGTTCTCGACCAAGTGGGACATCATCTACGCGGAGGAGCTGACCGGAGGCGGTGCTGACTCAGGCGTGGAGAAGAACACCTGGGAGCTGTTCTTCCGTGGTCTGCGCGGCGAGGTGATGGTCAACAACCAGCGGTTGCTCATCGGGTCGTGCAACCCGAGCTACCCGTCGCACTGGGTCAAGCAGCGCATCGACGCGGGCTCGTGCGAGGCGTACCTGTCGGTCCACAAGGACAACCCGGCCTACCACGACGGCGTGGACTGGACGGACAACGGGCGCGCGTACCTCGACGGCCTGGGTCGCATGAGCGGCCACAACAAGCGGCGTCTGCTGCATGGCGAGTGGTGCGCGGCGACGGGTCGCGTGTACGACGCCTGGGACGACGACGTGCATGTGGTGGACGCGACGGTCTGGACGCAGCGCGGTCAGGCGACGGTCGTGGTGCCGGACGGAATGATCCCGATGGACTGGTGCTTCGCCTCGTTCGACTGGGGCTGGACCGACCCGGCTGTGCTTCAAGTGTGGGGCGTGGACAAGGACCGCAGGCTTTGGATGCTCGCGGAGGTGTTCAAGACGCGCGCGGGTGAGGGCACGGCTCAGTCGGGCTTGGACTGGTTCGCCGAGCGCGTGTCGGAGTTCTATAAGGAGTTCGACTTGCGCGCGTTGGTGTACGACCCGTCGCGCGCGGAGACGGGCGAGAAGTTCAACCGGCGCATCTCGTTCGAGCTTGGGTTTGACGTGCCTTCGTTCGCCATCAAGGCGATGAACCGGCACGGGACGGCGCAGGACTTTGGCGGCATCGACATGGTGCGCTCGCTGCTGTCGCGGCGTGTGCAAGGTCGTCCGCAGATGAACTTCGTCAAGAACACGCTACGCTTTGGGCGCGACGAGTTCTTGCGCACCAAGGGCAAGCCGACCTGCACGGTCGAGGAGTTTCCCGCGTATGTCTACGAAGAACCGAAAGAGGGGCGCTCGAACCGCGACAAGCCAGCGGACGGACAGTCCGACCACGGGCTTGACGCCGCTCGCTACGCAGCCGCCTATTTCTGGACCCGAGACATGGCCGAACCTTCCAAGAACGTGCGATGCCCGCGCGGTACGGTCGGCCACAATCCCTCGTGGCCTGGCGGCAAGACTTTCGAGGAGTGGTTCGAGGGGCAGGATTCATGATTGACACGTCCCCCGAGAAGCTGATGGAGCGCGTGCGTGCTTGCGAGCGCGTGCGTGACCAAGTGCTGTCCAAGTTCGACGAGCACGTGCGCGCGTACCACTCGGGCGCGTACGAGGGCCGCACGGACGGCATGGCTGAGAACCACGTGTTCGAGTACGTGGCGCAGCGCATTGGGCAGGTGGCGTTCCAGAACCCTGTGGTGCGCATCACGACCAACGCTGGCGAGCAGGCCAAGATCCAGTCGCGCGGCGTGCAGCACGCGCTGAATCGCTGGTGCCGAGACACGTCGTTCCATCGTCTGGCCGAGAAGCTGGCGGTGGACTCGTTCTTCGCGTTCGGCGCGACGATCACCAAGCCTGAGCCGGTGCCGGGCTGGGAAGAGGCCGAGGACCCGATCTACTGGCCGACCGTGGCGCGCTTGGACCAGCGCTGCTTTGGCTTCGACTCGGAGGCGCGCTCGTTCGAGGAGGCGCGCTACGTGTTCCACAAGGTCGCCGAGGAGAAGAAGGCGCTGCTGGAGCGAGCCGAGGCTGACGCCAAGCTGCCCAAGGACGAGCGCGAGGGCTGGGACGTGGAGGTCATCAAGTCGATGACCGAGACGCAGGACTACGGCATCGACGAGACGCGGCGCGACAACGTCACGCTCAAGGTGTGCTACTACGAGGTGTGGGTGCCGGGCATCCACATCGACGAGGACAAGAAGCCCGAGGACGGCTACCACGGCGCGCTGTACACGATCGCGTGCGACGGTTCGGGCAAGGGCATGTCGCCGCGCAAGCCTCGTGATTTCTGGGGGCCGCGCTGGGGTCCGTACACGCTCTACGGCATCTACACGGTGCCGAACCGTCCGTGGCCGCTGGCTCCGGTGCAGGCTGCGTGGCGTCAGATCGACGACAGCAACCGACACTCCGAGGTCATTGACCGATCGGCTGCGAACTACAAGCGCATGATCGTGGTAGACGAGTCGGACCGTCGCTTCGCCAAAAAGGTGAAGGACGGCAAGCACGACTACGTGTACACCAAGTCGAATCTCACGCGCGACACGGTGCAGCAGCTTGAGATTGGCGGCGTCACGGAAGAGATGCTGCTGGTCAAGCAGATCATGAAGGAGCGTGCCGACCGGATGCTCGGCATGAGCGACGCCGAGAAGGGCATGACCACGGGCGCGGCGACGGCGACAGAGAACGCCATCGCGTCCGCGTCGTCCAATGTGCGGACCTCGTGGCAGACGAAGAAGTTCTGGGACGCTTGCGAGCGGAACCTTCAGACCGTGGCGTGGTACCTCACAACCGAGGACACGGTCATGCAGCTTGGCGACGACGCCAAGGAGGACTTCGGCCCCGACACGCTGTACGTGGGCAAGATCACCAAGGAGGCGTGGCCGCGTCAGCGTCGCGTACTCCAACGCATGATGCCCGGCGCGGACCTGCCTACAACGCCGCCCGAGGACTGGCTTCAGGACAACGGCAAGGGCGTGGACGACTACGAGGTGTCGATCGAGGTCGGCTCGATGGCGCGCAAGGACGAGATGGCTGAGGCCGCTGAGGCTGACTCGTTCTTGACCACGATCCTGTCGGTCGGCCAAGCGATGGTCGCCATGCCGCACGTCAAGTGGAGCGAGCTGATGGAGGAGTACGGGCACCGTCGCGGTTACCCCGAGCTGCCGTCGTACTTCGACTTCCAGATGCTCGCCGGTGTGCAGCAGCTCAGCCTCCAGTCAATGGCTGGCGGTGAGCAAGGTGGTGGAGGCGAGGCCAAGGAGGCAGTCCACAACGCGCCCCGCATGGAGCGGACGCAGGCCAAGGCGATGCCGGACAGCCGCTCTAAGCAAGCGTCCTTGCCGGGTCAAGTCTCGGGTGCTAGAACCAAGGCGGGCAAATGATTTACGAGTACCGCAACGCGACTGGCAAGACGATTGAGCGGCACGCGCTGATGGCTGACGCGCCGCCTGTTGGGCATGAAATTGTCGTAGACGGCGAGGTGTATCGCCGCATCCCGTCAGTGCCGGGTGTCGCAACCGGGTCGCCTCTGCGCGGCACGGTCAGCTACACGATGGACCCGCGCGACGCCAAAAAGCTGGGCGCGCGTGTGAACAAGGACGGGTACGTCTGCTTCGAGGGCCGCCGCGAGCAGGACGAGTTTGTTTCCAAGACCCAAGACACGGAGAACCCTGTCGTCAATGTCCGCTGAAGTCGCCACGCCGCAACTCGATCAGATGCTCGCCGCGCTCGTACCCGCTGCTGAGCCCGCACCCGCCGTCGAAGAAGCTCCCGTCGAGACTCCCGCTGAGGAGGCTCCGGTCGAAGCTCCGGCCCAAGAAGAAGAGAAGAAAACCGAGACGCCTACGTTGTCGTCGGAAGAGAAGAACGCCTTTGAACGGGCGCGTACCGCTCTCCGACGCGACGGCGTCCCGGTGAACGTCATCGACAGTCTGGACCGCGACAAGCTGCTCCGTTGGGGCAGCAGTCGCGCTAAGGCCCAGGCCGACGCTGACGATGCGTACCGGCAACTTGGAGAATTGCGCAAAGAGAGAGAGACCTGGGCAGCGAAAGCTACCGAGCCCACCAAGGAGTCAGCGGCCACAGAGCCCGCCGAACAACCCTTGGACCTCGACAGCCTGGGTAAGACCCTCTCCGACGAGCTTGGAAGCCAAGAAGTGGCCGGTCGTGTGACGAGTGTCCTGAAGTCTCTAGAAAGCCGCGCCGCCGCAAAGGCTTCCGCATTGGAGTCTCGACTGAAAGAACAGGTCGAGATCAACCAGCGGTTGTCCGCGTCGGTCCTGCGAATCGAGATGGATGGCGCGCGTCAGCGGCTTGGGGAGCGTTTCCCTGAGCTGCGGGACGAGAAGGACTTTGCCAAGGTCACCGAGAAGATGATGAAGCTGGCTCCGTCCGGCGCTTACGACAACGTGAGCGACCTGATGTACGAGGCTTCCGTCCTCACTTTTGGGGCTGCGGCGGTCGATGCGTCCAAAGACCAATCCAAGTCTCGTGATCGCAGAAACGGCTTGCCGACCAAGCCGCAGGGATCTACGCCGCGCGCCTCCAAGGGCAAAGAGGAGCGGGCGATGGACTTCCTTGCGGAGCTTGAGAAGAAGCACGGGCTTGCGTAGCGACCGCAGCGCGGACGGTGATCCGCGACAAGGAATCGAAACATGGGCTCTGTCATTTCCGTGTTCGATGACTTCATGGAAAGCACGGAAAGTGCTTACCTGACCTCGCCCAACGAGGTCATCAACGAAGTCGTCCGAAACACCTACGCCTTGGGCTACATGCTCAAGAGCGGCGACCAAGCGATCACTCTCCAGAGCGGAAAGTCGATCAAGTGGCTCTCGCAGATGGTCGATGCGCAGACCGCGCACTTCTATCTGCCGGACGACAACGAGACTCCGTCGCAGCCGCAGACGATGACCGACTTCGAGGTCGGTTGGCGTTTCTTCCGCGACAACATGGCGTGGAACAACGAGACGATCACGCTGAACGCGTCGGGTATGGACCCGAACGGTCGGCGCACTCAGATCGTTGGTCTCAAGCGCCAGCTCGAACAGGCGATGTGGACCTCCAAGTTCAACAAGATGGAGGACGCGCTGTTCTCGACGCCGAACCAAGCCGACATGGAGACGGCTGGCACGGCGAAGGTTCCGTACTCCCTCGGGGTGTGGAACAACGAGCTGACCAACACGATCCCCTACACGGGGCTCGGCTCCACGACTGCTTGGGGCACCGTCGCTGGCAAGAATCCCGCGTCGTTCTCTCGCTTCCGCAACCAGCGCGCGACCTACAACGGTGCGTCTACTGGCGCGGTGGTCGGCTCGACGGCTCCGCACTTGTTCACGGCGTTCCGGCGCATGTTGAACCAGACGGGCTTCGATCGTCTGCCGGAGAAGCCGGAGTACAGTCAAAAGAAGTCGATGCCGACGCGCATTCTGACCTCGCTGTCCTACGGCACGGTCCAGTACGAGTTCGCTCTCCAGAGCAACAACGACTGGCTCCGTTACGCGGGCGGCCAAGACCCCGCGTACCCGAACCCGACGTTCCAAGGCATCCCGATCGAGGGCATCGCTGCTCTCGACACGGCGGTGATGTACCCGACCGGTTCCGGTGGCATTTACGCCGCCGAAAACGACACGGCGGGCACGACCAACGCGGGCCCTCGCTACCACTTCTTGAACTTCGAGTACTTGAAGCCGGTCTTCCACACTGAGATGTATCTGTACCGCCACCCGGTCATGACGCATCCCAACCAGCCGTCCACGCACGTCATGTACGTGGACACCTACTACAACATCGTCTGCACGAGCCGCCAACGCCAAGGCATCGTGTACCCGGCGACCGCCGACTCGGTCTTCATCTGATCCAAGGAGTCTGAACCATGATCACTTCTCCCATCGGCGGGCCGGGCATCGGCTACTTCCCGCCGAACATCGACGTTGTGGTGTACAACCGCAGCACTGCTACGGCTCCTGGGGTCGCGTTCGCCATCGGCGACGTTGTGCAGCTCGACCTCACGGATGTTGGCCAAACCGCTGGCGCTTCGACCACCGGGGCCACGACTGTCAACACGCCCTACGGCGCGGAAGGTGCGACGGCGTTCTCGAACGCTGTCGAGCCGACCGCCGCTGGCATCAAGGCTGGCATCTTGGGTGTGTGCTTGGAGCCGATCGCGGTTGGCTCCAAGGGGCGCATTCGTTTGCAGGGGATCGTTGACAGCGTGTTCGTCATCGCGGCATCCGGCAGCGTCGCTCCTGGCGCTCCGTTGGTGGCGACGACTGCAAAGAACCTCGATCTCGTGCTCGCTGTGAACGAGCGCATCATCGGGATCGCGCTGTCTTCGACTGCGACCCCGACGACCCGTACCCTGGGCGGCGCGGTGCTGTTCAACGGCATCACCGGCTTCGGCATGGAAGGCGGCAGCTAATCATGACGCTCACCGTTCAACGCATCGGGCAGTTCTTGCGCCGCCGCTTGGACGGTGAGCCGTCGATGGACACGCTGTCGCTCTGCAATCTCGCGGGGCGACAGCTTTTCACCATGCACACGTGGGAGTGGGCCGTCGCGCCCAAGACCACGATCACGATCAACTCCGGCAAGAGCGAGGTCGAATTGCCGAAGGACTTTGGCCGCATGGTCAAGGTCGAGACCTCTGGGTCGCTGCTCAACGCGCTGGTGCTGACGACGCCGTCGCATCTGCTTGAGTTGGAGACCTCGATCATCAGCATGAACAACGTCGGCTACTGGGCCGCCGTGGTGTGGAAGAAGCCGACCGATGGATGCCCGATGCGGCCCGTGCTGCGCGTGTACCCGCAGATCGGCACGTCGGACTCGCTCAACCTGTACTACTACTCGGCGTGGGTTGAGATCACGGACGAGAACGAGACCATCAGCGTCCCGCCGTTCATTGAGCCCTTGCTGCTGGAACTGTGCTTCGCGTTCGCGCAGGGCTACGACGAGCACGACATCGCGGACCTTAACGACCGCTTGGCTCGCGTGCAGCAGTCGCCGGTGTTCCAGACGGCGGTGATGCAGGACGCCTCGGTGCAGGACGAGCTTGGAGAGATCCGAGGCGGGGTTACGGACAGCAATCGGATGTGGCAATCGGCTACGATCATCGGCGGCCCGTATCAGGTCTAGCCCATGCCCGACGTACCGCTCCCCTACCCGATCGGCGGCCTGAGCGACAACTTCGCGCACGACGCTCAGCCGCCTCGGACGACCCGCGACGCGCAGAACGAGCGCTCGGTCGATCCCAAGAGCAACCGCATCCGTGGCGGGCAGCGAGCGGGCTTCTCGCGCTTCTCGGAGACCGCGCTTGCGGCTGGAGCGGTGCGGTCTGCGGTGCAGGTCACGTTCGACGCGCGCCAGACCGACTACACCAACGCGACGACGAGCGCGGTAGGGGACCTGTCGGAGTGGACGGCTGCGCTCAACAGCGGCGAGGGCGTGCCGGCCATCGTCCACGACTCTCAGGGCAACAAGTACGCGATCGACGGCAAGGCCACGATCGTCAAACTCAATCGCGACGGCGTGCGCGTGTACACGTTCACGCTCCCGGTCCGCGACGAGGCGCAAAAGGTGCGCGCGTTGGCGATCGACGTGGGCGACAACCTGTACGTCGGCGTCAGCGAAGGCGGCGACCAGAGCAAGGCGTGGCTGCGCCGGTACGCTCCCGACACGGACAAGAACCTCGTGCTCCAGTGGGAGATCGTCACGGGTGAGTTCGTCGAGCAACTGGTCCTGCGCGACGACAAGCTGTACGCGGCGGTGAACGACACGTCGCGCAAGCGTTCGTCGTGGATTCAGTACGAGAACCTGTCGCTTGGCTCGGGTGCGACGGTGGCGTTCCGGCGCGACGGCATCCCGTATCCGTTGAACGACCTCGACGTGAACTTTCGCGGCGAAGTGCTGACGGCGAGCGGTCCGCGCAGTCCGCTGGCGAACCCGCTCGACAAGCGCTACTACGACCCGACGCTTCCCGACCACACGGCGGTGTTTGATGCGCAACGCTGGGATCCGACGCAGCTACCTGAGTGGGACCGACGCAAATGGGCTTGGTTCGTAGCCGAGGATCTGGAGTCGGAGGACGGCAGCGACGTAGA